TGCAGATTTTAATAGATCATGTAACGGCAAATTAAAAAATTTTGGGTCTTGATAGCTAACGAAAGTTGTAAACCCGGTAAGCCATCGATCGTATGGATCTCTAAGAACTGCAAACTTTCTTGCAAGTTTGAAGAATGTGTTGGACTCAAACGGTTTAATACCCATGCCTATATCTTCAACTAACTTCCAGTTATTCGTAAATAATTCATTTTTTATTCTACTACTAGCATTTTTATCTATGGGAATATATAAAAAATCATGTTCAGGACTAATTAATGAAAACGACGGTAGCAGCATAACTTTTATTTGTTATAAAACTTTATATTTCTAATTAGTTTATAGTCTTTGGAAAAAAAATTGTCTAAATTAGTAATGTATTTAGAATTTTTCTCTAGCACTTGTTTAAAAATTTGTTTAAATTTATTCCGATCCGGGTCGTCTTCAGTAACATGCTGGTAGTTATAGTTCACGTATCTGTTGGACATACCGCGACTGTTTAAAAAATGACTGAACAATTCTCTATATTGTGGCCCACACCAAAAGAAAGTACAATTGTCAAGATCTAACTCTTCAATGAATAGTACTTGTTGGTCAGTATGATCGTCAAATGCTATTCGATCAAACACTAAATCAAAGAAACAATTGGAAAAATGTGCTGTATCCATGTTCCGGTGATACAGATACATGTACTCGGCAATACCACTTAACCAGCGTTCCACTGGATTACGCAATACTACCATGGCATGTTTGTGATACAAATTATCTGTGTGGTAATTGTAATTTTCCCATCCCCAATCCGTTAGATTGGGTTTAGTCCAAGAACTAGCATTTTTGGGAATATTAACGTACATAAGGTCAGTGTCGGATTTACTCATGCATTCGCCGAACACATGACCCTTTGTTTTGTAATATTCTAAAAAATCTATCACTTCTGCTGAGCAGGCAATATGTAATTATACACAGCTAAACCGGAATCAACAGTGATCTGTGCAGCACCTTCGTCACTGAATCGAATCATTTTGTCACCAGCCAGACTTAGAATACTGATTACTGCGCTGACCGGCCAATGCCAAGCCTTGCTAAGAGTACCAGCCACATCATGTGCGAACACAAAGTGTCCTGCATGACTGCTGTGGTCACCAAAGTAAAACATTAGATTACCATTCTCTGTTTTTGCAGTAAATGTTGTTTCTTCGCTGTTGGCTTGAGCTTGGAAACGCAAGCGTTGAATAGCTGCAACGCTGGGTTCAATTTCCACACCCCATTTAACACCTTTAAACTTGACTGTTTTAAGTTTGTCATTGACAATATCTGCACTCATAAAACGATAATCGTTTTTAAAGTCACCGGCTTTGTTTTCAAAGTGAATGCCTTCAGGATGCTGTGCCCCATCTTTATCTTTGTACGTGATAGATAGTTTTGCATCTTCTTTATATTCGGGAATGTTAAGAATGGTATTAAGTTTACCAAGATTAGGCATACCAAATGTACCAATAAACTCCGGAACTGGATTGTGAAACTGTGCCTGTACTATGGCAATACGCTCTTCACTGACTGCTTCGATTTGTGTTGAGTCGCCGCTGCCTGTGATTTTAACCAAATCAATAACGCCTAAACTATGTGTGTGTGATACTATATCGAGTAGATAATCTCGCATTATGTTCTCCTATTAGATTTTGTGATTGTAACAGTTGTATTTAGAAAAGTAAACAGTTAATAATACTTTATTTCACCAAGGACCTGATGTGCCTTGACTGTGCTCAGTGTGCCTGCCTTGCGTATTTCTATCCAGCTGGTTGATGGCAAGTAATCAGCCGAACTTACTACTTCAAAACCTAGACTTTCAATCATGGGCTCCAACATACTTTTAGGCACGTAGGTCATAAAATATCCTCCACATAATCCAGCACTGGCACTCATGTCAGCATTATTATATGTAAAAATCATAGTACCACCGGGCTTTAACCAGGTCATGGCTTGTTTTAGGAACTGTTTAATTGTGTCTAAGCTTAGATAATTAAAAAAATCAACACTAAAAATAAAACCAAATTGATCCACTGGAAGATTGTTAATTTTAAAATCCTTGATTAAATATTTCCGTAATCTATTCTGATATTCAGGGGGGAATTGACCAGCAGCACTATCCAAAAACTCCTGAAAATATTCTGCAATATAGAGTGGATCAGATGAAATAAGTTCTCGTGTCCATCTTCCATCTCTGCATCCAATTTCCAGTGCAGGGTATTTCCAGGTAGAATGTAAATGGATTTTTTTTAATAAATCTTGTTCAGAGCCCTCGGCCAGTGATAATATTTTCCTATATCTAATATCATCAACAGTGTAGGGTTGGCATTCTGTTTGATAATTACTCTCAAACACATGCTTGGTACGATTAGCTATTTCTTGGTTTACATCGTCAATGATTGATTGTAATTGAACAAGATCTTTTTTAGCTATATCCAGGGCTGCACTATGCACGTTTGCCAGTGCAGTTATTTTTTGATTGAAGACGTCGTTGGATTCCGACGCAAGATCAATTAATCTAGTTTGATTTTTTTCTATTTCAATTTGAATAACAGAAAGATCTATGCTTTTCTGTAACTCATTTCGTAAATTTACTAACTCGTGTAATTGCATTGACTGATACCATTATGTACGTAGTTATTTATTCAAATGTAAACAGACTATCAAATGTTGTTTTGACGTCGGTATATGCAGGAATGTCCCATGCCAGTACGCCCAAGAGATTTTCTACTTTCTGGTCTACAATTGTGGCTTCCATGGCACTGTCATCAAAGGGCAACTCTTTAAACCACTGTGGAATATGTGTTTCATCCGTGGGATATCCGACACTGGTGTAGCCCAGTGCATTATCTTTTAATTTACACACAATGGTTTTCATACCATCTACTATGGCAATACTGTAATTGTCACCATGCATACGACGTAAATTATTCCAATTAAGTGCAGCACGTACATGTCCGGGCATGTTAGCGCGACCCAGTCTTTCCTCTTCCTTGCCATACTTGGTTAGGTTGTTCACACGTTTAGGTGTACCTTTTTCCCAGGCAGGCCTGTCTTGAAACGATATTTTAAATTCACGCACACGATCGTAAATTTCTTCTTTCTCTGCACCAGTTAGCACAGCAGTTAATAATTCACTCAGGAAGTCCTGCACAACCTTGGGAGTATCTGAACGCTTTAGGTCAAGACCCATGGCTTTAACCTTGCCGGGCTTGCCATGTGTATCTAGTCTATTACCTTCTAAGTCATAGATAAGAACAGCATAGCGTTTCTTTTTTATGAATAGTCCTTTGGAGGCTACCAGTTCACGTCCACCTTTAATAAGTTCGCCCATTGCTCTAGGCACGTGACAAGCTCGTTCCATAAAGGCGGGGAAACTTGCGTTGACTTGATCGGCAATTGAATCGTAGAGTTGGGAACAGATGTCTTTGTTCCATTCCATTCTACCGGCTTCAACTTCTGATCTAACCGCAGGCCAAGCAGTAAAATAGCATGAATCAGTGTCTCCGTAGATGATACTTTCACCCGTATGGTCGTATTTTCCAAATATGCATTCATTGATATATGCATCCATATGTCTGGCGATGATACGTCCAGTGAGCGTAGTACTTTGACCAATTCTTTTGTCGAAAAATCTACAACCCGGGTTGAGAATTGCTCCGTAGAGACTGTTAAGGTTAATCTTCTTGACCAACTGTCTCTTATCCCAGAAAGCCTTGTCGTCATCAGTTGTTGCTTCTTTTTTCTTTGCTTGCAGTTCCTTACGTTCCGCATACCAACGCTCCAGTAATCCCGGTACAACAGCCTTTTGTTCATAACTAAAGATTGTACCATTGGCACTCAGCATCCAGGGCTGATTACTATCAAATATCATGCGCCATATATCAGCAGCACTCATGACATCTGACCCACCGGCTTCCCAGTCAATGGTAATTTCAGTTCCAGGCTCTCCTGCCATCACTGCAGTATATTCAAGACTGCCAAACATGTTTTCCCAGGCATCTGCAAAACCACTGCCTGCAGCCATTTTTTCTTGTATATACCGATCTGTCATTACGGGTCGGAGTTGTCCAATAATACTTTCTTGCGCCATGTTAAGGGCTCTAATAGCCGAGGGATAGAGCGAGTTAATGTCAATCGCTCCAATCCAGTCATGCATTCCTGCTTTCGGGAAAGCAACATAGGCACCTGCTGCTTGCGTATCACCTTGATCATCTCTGTTTTTCCTATTAGGTACTACCATGCCACGTTGATGCGCTTCGTTAATAATCGCCTGCTCGGTAACTGCCACTGCACCCATGGTGGTATGCAGTAACACAGTATTATCATGTGCAAGTTCATTGGCCAGATCCAGGAATCGAAGTTTCTTGTCTAGTTTGGCAACAAGCATGGTATCTTGTCGGTTGTAGTCAATGAACTTGGGAAAATCTTTGTTGTATAATTGATCCAGTGTACCTTCATACTGTGTCTTACGTTCGTCCAGTTCGTATTCACCAATTGCATCCAGGCTATAACTATGGCGCTCTTCATATGTGTACTTGCGATACAATTGCATATAGTCCATATGCACACGGCCAATTGTGTCAAAAGTTAATTGCTCGGCACCAAAGCGTTCAAATGTACGTTGTTTTGGTAGCTGCCCCCAGAGACAAAAGCGACGTGTATCGTCTTTGCTCAGTACTCTAGTGGTACGCATAACCATGTAGGGAATATCAAATCCTTCTGAGTTCCAACCACTTAGTATATCTGCATCGTCAATGAGATCCAGGAATGTACTGAGTAAATCTTCTTCACGTTCAAACAAGAAACAGTTATCATAACGATCGCAAACTTCTTGGGCAGTCTCCCAGCTATAACTCTTTGGTGGTACTACCAGAGTGACCATCTTGTCCAGCCAATCCATGTAAATGGAAATAGCAGTAATTGGATTGAATGGATCTTCAGGTTTAGAGAAACCACGCACCGGATCAAAGTCGACCTCAATATCGAAAAATGCAGTGTGTAATTTAGGACTAGTTGTCCCAAGATAGTTTTCTTCAAGGCAGCGGAACACCGGATTGATATCCGACTCCCAAAGGCGTTTGTTGCTATTAATACGTAGTTCTTTTTGGAATTCTTTATTTGATCGGCACGAGAATCTGCTTACCGATGTCCCGTACACAGTACGATACTTGCCCCGCGGGTCATCATAATACAATACGTAATTGGCCGGGTATTCTTTATAAACCCTCTGGCCGCCGGCCCGTTCTACAACATGTATACGGTCCGAATTCCTGTCATACAAGGCATCAATGTAACTCATAGATATATTATACTAGTTAAGTAGTAATCTTGCAAGACCAACAGAATCTATAGTTGTTAACAACAAGTAATTGAGTAACATACCAAAACTACGGCGACTCCAAGATGCCCAAGTGTATAACAAACATCCAACGATCCAGGCTGGGTATAAGAAAAATAGAGGAGGGTTGGGCACAGTTAATGCAAATACCAGAGCACATCCAACGCTGCATGCCCAACCCAATATTTCAACAAAAAATCTTAATTTGTGGCTACGCCAATCGTCTTGTACCCAGGCAAAGGTTTTGTACAATAGATCGATCAAAGAGTTTTGCCCACTGTTTCCAGAATGGTGTTTAATTCTTCGTGATCGGCATTTTCGTCGCCCAGTCTGGATTTATGTGCAATACGAATTGCCTTTTTAAGAATGGCCGGTTTAATTTCCATCTCTTCGGCAATTGCCTTGATAGTATCGCCGAGGCCAGCATTAAGATCTTCAACCTCTTGCATTACTGCCATACCTTCGTTAATAATTTGAGTGAGTTTTGCTTTTTGCTCAGACGAAAACATTCTTGAACCTGACATCATGGTCTCCTAATAAAAGTTAATTATATATTATAATTTTACTGTTGTCTAGTTTTTAATAGACGAAGATACTCAAATATTTTGATATACATCCAGCCAATGTCAAATTCAAACCAGCGTCTACTTAATCGTGGACTAGCAGGTGCCAGATGATGGTTGTTGTGTAACTCTTCACCACCAATGATGATACCCCAGGGGATAATATTTCTAGATTGATCTCGGGTCGTTCCGTTTCGGTATCCCCACCAATGTGCCAGGCCATTGATTACACCCGCAGCCCAGAAAGGAATCCAGAGCATTTGTATACCCCAGACCACAAAGCCTAAGAATCCAAATAACCATAGATTAATTAGCAACATAATTATTATGCCCAATTTATTAAATTTGGTATAAACATTCTGTTCCATCCAGTCATCCGGAGTTCCCACCCCGTACCGGTTAATCATGTCTATGTCTTTACTGGCACTATGATATAACAATGCACCACCAAACAACACACGCCAAATACCATACACATGCGGAGTGTGGGGATCTCCTTGTACATCACTGTATTGATGATGTTTACGATGTATTGCTACCCATTGTTTAGTGACCATGCTTGTGGTTAGCCATAACCAAAAACGCATAAAATGACTGAGTATAGGATGAAATTCTATTCCGCGGTGTGCTTGCCCTCTATGTAAAAAAATAGTAACGCAGGCAATGGTAATATGAGTTACTATTAGTGTATAGAGTATAATGTTCATCAGTTATTTACTAGATAAAAATACTAGCTAAAGTTTTCCCACCGATATTGTTTAGATTTGTTAAGTTGATAACTTGACTTGAACTTCCAGTCAGGTCCTAGAATTTTACTAATTATTGGGACGCAACGATCGTAGAGTTTGACTCTACTGGACTCTACTGCGTAAAATTGAACTACGTATATGCGACTGCGTTCTACTTTTTGATAATTGTCGATAAATTTGACAAGTTCTTTGGATAAAATATCATATACAGTTGAAAGTACAGCATAGGGATTCTTATTGGGTTCTATACTGAGCTTGCCATTGACAGTAAATTCTATTTCTACATTATTGAAATTATTAACCGTTAAATTAACTACTAGTCCTAGATCGTGACTCACTATTTCCACATTCTTGGAATCAGCATAAGTAACAGCCGATGAATACGGAGCATTACCTAGTTCAGTGATTATTTCTTTAACGTTCATGATGATATTTAGTGCTCACTTCTATCTTCGGGGCACGACTCCCATTGACAGCGCAGCAGCCGCGCCCTCACGGTCCTAAGGTGAAGTCTTTGCTTTGAATTTATTCATACATTACCGTGTCAGTATCGCCCAACGCCCATTTGGGATTTTGTTCGACCACATATTTCTTGGTTGCTACTTTGAAGTCAGGAAATAGCATTTCTTTTGGATTGCTCGACGCATCTAAGAATAAGCAACGATTGTTTGGTTGTGCTGCATATTGACCGTTATCCAACTGTATAAAATTAAAACTTTTGTGATCCTCAGGATCTTCAGCATAACTTGTGTCTATAATATTTAAATCAGGAGCAGAATGGTCCACTGTAAACAAATAATTACCTTGGTAAAATTGTTTGTCTTTAGCATAAAACTTGGCAGTTAAATTTCTCAAGAATGATTTTTGAATTACAGTAAAATCATAACTAAAGCAGTCCCAAATTTGTAGTGAGTCTAAAGGTAGAAATTTCTCAGGTTCAATATCGGTTGTGCGCGACACAAACGCATGTAACGGTAATTTGTCATAAAGAGCACCGTAGTTTGGTAAGTAACTTTCTATTCTAAACGCTTGTCCACGAATACTTTTAATTGTAACCCACACACATGGTTCGTATTCTCCGTGACCTTGTTGGAAGTCGTAAAGAAACTCTTTACGAATATAACAATGAACAGGTGGTATATTTGCAACTAAATGTGCCATTTTTATTTTACCTCAGTTGAAGTTTTTAATTCTTCTTTACAAATTAAATTGTCTGATTCTTGTTTCCTACATATCATTACTTTTTCCTTGTCTGGCATCACTTTGTCCACAGTCCAGCTGGCACTCATCCAGCCCATGGCACTAAAAAACCCCCAAACAATCATGTACGGTATTTCTCCTAGCATTTTGGTAACCTTTCTTGAATTATGTTTACTGTTTGATCACTTAATACCACTTCATAGTGGTTGGATTCTATATCAACTAACTCCATATCTTGCCCATGATGTCGTTGACTGGCGATAGTTACAACACCATCATTTGGTTGTACTACCCAGGGTGCATTACCTGTGACGGTGACCACATTGGTCCAGGGATGATGTATTTCTATCTTCCTGGCTTGCCGCATTGCCCATGAGTTGGGACCAATATCTTTTAATAGTCTACTATACGGCAAGAAATATTTTGCAACATCAGCTATTTCAGCCCCGCCATATGGAGTACTTAGTGTAATTGCACCCAGCACACGATCAGACATTTCGTCGGCTAGATGTAATGCATATATACCGCCTAGACTATGACATATAAAAAAAATGCTGTGTAACTCGCTTAACTGATGACGCATATCAGCAAGATTTTTTTCAAAGCCATTACGACTGTCGTAGTCAATGACTAGTTCTTGGTATCCTTTGATATGATCACGAATATAATTAAAACTTTCACCAGTTGCACTGGCACCATGTATATAAACAATTAACATTGATACTCCGGCCATAGATCGGCAAACCGGTATTTAAAGTCTGGCCAATATTTTTGTTCTTGATCCTGATGCCAATCGTACAAGTATTCACAATCAACGGTATCGTTAACAGTGGCCCTTAGACTAGTGGCCATTTCTTGTAACCAAGTGCGTTGTCTGTGCAAAGCATGATATTTTATCGATTGTTCACACTGGTCTGCCGCAATCAATCTAAATTTTTCCGGTAATGCTCTAACCGATAACTTTTCCGGATGATGTAGTTCATTCCATCTTAGGCTGGGCAAATTGTGTTCTTTAAAATATTCGTGTATGGTAGACAAGTCTAGTGCATTGTACACTGAATAAACTCCAGTGACCCCCACTAAATGCCCGGGTTTATCTTTGACAGCTTCTTGTAAGTATCTGATATTGTTTATTATTAAATCCCAGGATCCACCGTGTCTGACATACTCAAACTTTTCTTTTACAGTTTCAAAACTAATATCCCAGACCACCTGATTTTTCTCCAACAACTTCTTGAAAATTTTATTATTTGCTAACGGTACAGTTAGATTGGTAATCACATTTATGTGTACATCGGGATCAATTACATCCAGTAATTGCTCGTTTTCTTTCTGCAGCAGAGGTTCTCCACCAAGCAGCCCTAGATTTTTTAACGTGGATCGGTTGGCATCAATAAACTCTAATATGCCGGGCATGGTGTTGCTATAGTCCAATCGCTCCGCGGGAATCTTTTTTGTTGCAGCCCACTGACTGCTGGCTTCGTGACCACAATACACGCAACTGAGATTACAGGTATTTGACCAACGTATGTCTAAATTTTGTAGACTTTGATTTTTTATAGACTCCAGGCTGATAATTTTATTTTCAGCAATGTCGTTGTACCAACGTCGTTCGCTGTTGCTGGTCATTGATTCTTGTCTAGCACATTGTACACAATTTTTATGAGTCTGATTGTTTAAAATGTCCTGTTTAATTTCAAGCAGTAACTTTGAATTAATGATTTCGCTGATTGGTGTGACACGAAGATCCGCAATATAAGACTCGCCGGCACAACAGGTCTTGTAAGTGCCCTGAGTGTTTATATGCACGTTTGTCCAGGGGGCATAACAGAAGTTTGGACCAATTGAATTATCTAATTTGATTGACATTATATAGAGTAAAATGCGGCACTAGGCCGCATTGTTATTTAAGTGTTGACCGCAGCATCCAACAATGTTTTGCATGAGCATCCTGACGATCTGCATAGAAGTTGGCTAGTCCAAATTCTCGGTTTTGTTCGGCCAACATAAAGACTACTCGGAACATCTGGATCATTTTTTCGCAGTCCTGATACAATTCTGCCAACATTGCTTCAGCAGGCATAATCTGTGTCTCATCTTCAATTTGACTCAACATGCTAAATCTAGTAAAACTAGCTGGAGTCCATGCACCAAGCTTGCGAATGTTTTCTGCAAAAGTATCTAGGTTATCTTGTACTTCGCTGTAAATTGTATCAAGCAAAGCGTGATATTGCGGAAAGTTTGATCCTTCCACATTCCAGTGAAAAAACTGCGCCTTAACCATAAACGCATATTCGCTGGCAAATGCAACCTTACTAGTTTTAATTAACTCTTCCATTACGTGCCTTGTCCTCTATTCTTCTTATAACTTCGTCTATTAGACTTGTTCATTGCGCTGGTCTTGGGATTACGACCGCCCTGGCTAGTTAGTTTTACTACTTTTTGAATAGCGTTTTTACCTGTTGATGATGCTTTAGCCACGATTGATCTCCTTATTTGGGTACACAGTTATTTACTCTTACTCCACCCTTGACCTTGGTCTTGGGGTTACCAATTTTTTTACCTGTCCAGCATTTTGGATCTAAACGGGTTTTTTCTTCTTGCAATTCATATCCGGCACGATTAAGTGCTTCAACATAGCGTTCGATATCTTCGTAGATACCTTCTGCTACATCTTTCTTTCTGACACTGAGTTTGTCAGCAGGATTACCGCCACCGAACATACCATCAAAAGCATCACGGCTTTGCTTTTGTTTTTCTGCTTTATTGGCTTCTTTGTCTGCTTTTGTTTGATCAGGATGCTTATGTTTCCCGCCGGTTTTTTCATTGCTGCCGCCGGCCCAACCGTAGGTTGTACGGAAATGTTTTGCTTCTGCCATGCCCTGTGCGTTTTTTAATTCACTGGCAGATACTATTTTGTGTGAGCCATCATAGCCCATTAATCGTAATGGAATTTCACCAATGCTGTCAAAAGGACCATCCACAACCTGTCCTGTTTGTACATTGATTACATATTTTTGTCTATCTTGATCACTCTCAGTCACTTTATATTTTTTCTTTAATTCAGCAACCTTGGCCTGACGTTCCTGATCGGGCAAGTCAAAAGTTGTCTTGAGTTCTTTATAATAGTTAGGGTGAGGTAATCCTGACTGTTTGCGTAGTGTCTGATGCTGCTGATGTAGTTTACCCTGCGCCGAAGTTTCGGTCACTTCATCAATTGACTCAATGGTTGCCACGTGCGACATTTTGATAGCAACAACATGCTTGCGTG